GGCGTCGTTGCCGCGCTCGTGATGGAGGCTTGATATGCAGTTCACCATCTATCACGCGGATGGCTCATGGTCAGGAACCTTCACGACATCCGGCGACCTCGATCCGATGATGATCCCGGAAGGCGGACATTGGGCGGAAGGCAATCACGACCGCTTCTCGCGCTATGTCGATGGTCAGGTCGTCTCGTTCATGCAATCCGAAATCGACGCGACAGAGATCGCCGAGGCGTGGCCGGAATTGCGTCGGGAGCGCAATCGTCGTCTATCCGCCTGCGACTGGACGCAAGCCGCCGACGCACCCGTAGACCGCGCCGCATGGGCTGCCTACCGGCAGGCGCTGCGTGATCTGCCTGCGAACACCGCCGACCCACGCAACCCAGCGTGGCCTATACCGCCCGCGTGAAATGATGTAGACTTCCGCCGATCAACCCAAGGAGGCCGCGATGGCTGTCACGATCTCGCTCTATAATCACACGGCCAAGTTGTTCGCCGAAGGCAGCAACGCGGCCGCAGATACCTACAAGGTGAAACTCTATGCCTCGGCGACGTTCAGCGCGGCTGACACGACCCTCGCCGGCATCACAGGCACGGAGGCCACGACAGGCACCGGCTACACGGCTGGCGGCGCTACGCTGGCTAACGCCGCAGTGACCACCGTGACCACCAACGACGCCAAGTTCGACGCTGACGATGTGACGTGGACGGCTTCTGGCGGCTCGATCACGGCTTCCTACGCGGTCATCTACAACGACACCGATGCCAACGATCCTCCGCTTGCCTTCATCGACTTCGACGGCTCGCAATCCGCTGGCGACGGCACCGACTTCAAGATCGTCTGGAACGCGAACGGCATCTTCACCTTCACCGTTGCATAATAACAGACCGGAGGCGCGGCTATGGTTGTTCTCGTAAACCGTGCCAAGATGGGCACCGCCACGACCGGGACCGGGACAATCACTCTCGGTTCCGCTGAAACCGGATATCAGTCGTTTGCTGACGCGGGCGTGACTGATGGTCAGGTGGTGCGCTATGTGATCGAGGATGGCACGGACTGGGAGATCGGCAGCGGCACCTACACCGCCTCTGGCACTACCCTGTCGCGCACTGTCAGCGAGAGCAGCAATGCCGACGCTGCGCTGAACCTAAGCGGCTCTGCGGTGGTTTATGTGTCGGCTGCGGCTGAAGATATTCCTTCGCTTGAGTTGTATGCTGAGAACCCAAGCAGCCCTACTGCTCCAAGTGCAACCGGCACGAATGCTGTGGCGATTGGGAGTGGTGCGACAAGCACTGACACAAACACTGTTGCGATTGGCGGTGGAGCGGATGCAACTGGAAGCCAAGCCTTCAGCCTGGGCGTCAATTCTATAGCATCTGGGCTTAGGTCGATTTCTTTTGGTTCAAGTTCATTCACTAATAACACAGATGCAGTCGCAATCGGACCCAGCGCCCAAGCACAGTCAGTTGGCGGTCTGGCGCTCGGCCATGATGCAACAGTAATTACTGGCGCACAGGCAGTTGCAGTAGGGGACTCCTACGCCTCCGGCGCCGACAGCTTCGCAGCGGCCATCGCCAACAACACTTCAAGCTATGGTGCTACTGGGACTAACTCAGTGGCGGTTGGGTATCTGGCAAAGGCCTCTGGCAATTACTCAACAGCCATTGGGGACACTGCCCAAGCAACGGGACTAAACTCAATATGTATTGGGGACGCAGTTGCTTCTGGACGCGGCACAGCAGTTATTGATGGAGAGGGAAGCAGCACTCACTCAGGTTTGCGTGGTGTAACCATTGGATATAGCTCTAGCGGCACCGCTGACTACAGCTATGTGTTTGGCAGAGACGCAAGTGATCGGGGAATTAAATCAAGATTTGCGTTTAGCGGAAGCTCTTTCAACACTGATGGAGAGAGCCAGCAGGGTATGTTCCCTCTCCGCCTTGCAACTACTGACGCAACCCCATCTGCCCTTACGACAGATGGCGGCACCCCTTCTACCACAAACCAAATCATCCTGCCCAACAACTCTGCCTACGCCTTTCACGGCACCATCGTAGCCCGTCAGCAAGCCTCGGCAGGCACTGCATGTGCAGCATGGAAGATCGAGGGCTTGATCCGCAGGGAAGGATCGGCGGGGACGACAGTGCTGGTCAACTCTGCTACAACTGTTCTCGATAATACCCCCGGCTGGGGCATGGCGCTCTCTGCCGACACGACCAACGGTGGCCTGAAGATCGAGGTCACTGGCGCTGCTGCAACCAACATTCGCTGGGTTTGCACCTGCCATACTAGCGAGGTCACATACTGATGAATACTTTTGCGGACAAAATAGAACAACACACGGTGCAGGTCTCAGAAAGCGGCTGCATGATCTGGACAAGATGTGTTGATGGTCTTGGTTATGGTCGGCTGTTTTTTGACGGGCGTTCTGAGCGAGCACACAGGGTTTCATTTATGATGACATCCGGCTCCAGCATACCTGATGGAAAGCAGATCAACCACCATTGCGATGTTCGCTGCTGCGTTAATCCTGATCACCTTTATTTGGGTGATAAAAAGGAAAACGCAATGGACACGGTTAGGCGTGGACGTCATGCTGCTGGAAGGGCTGACGTTGTGGCTAAACAGTCGAAGACAATGACTGGCCGCTACGTTGGGGACAAAAACCCAAACTGCAAAATAAAAACTTGTGATCAGCCTATTATATTGGATCGCCTAAAGTCTGGCGAAAAGATGCAGGCTGTTGCAAAATCGTTTAACGTAAACCCTCAATACCTGTATGCTCAGGTAAAAAAATGGAGAAACGCTTATGGCGATCCAGTTGAACCTTGAAACCAGCCAGTATGGCACTCCCTTTGCTGGCGCTTACTTCCGCATCGTCACTGCGGCTGTCTCTCGGATGCGCGAGGGCGGCCCCAAGTTCATCGTCATGATTGACGTTGCTGGCTATGCCACTGCCGCGCCCGGTGACGACACTCGTGAGGTGGACTTCCGGCGCTACCATGCCGATCTGGTTGATGTGGAAGCTGCGGCTGGCGCTAACTTCCTCGACAAGTGCTATGCTTGGGTCATGGCGCAGGCAGACATGAACGGGAGCGTTGCGGTCTAATGAGCATTGTCATCGACTACACTAAGGGTTTTTTTGAACCGTCACCTGCTGGTGAGGCGGTCGGTGACATTGCATCCAGCACGCTTGATCTGGCCTCGGGCAATGTGTTCTCTGATGCACCCTCTGCCAACGTGACCTATGTGTTCAGCAACCCGCCCGCCTCTGGCACTGCCTATGGCTTCACGCTCAAGGTAACGCCCTCTGCGACCGTGACTGTGACTTGGCCTGCCTCGGTTGACTGGGCTGGCGGCACGGCTCCTGACGCCCCTGCCAGCGGCGAGACGGATGTGTATGCGTTCTACACGCAGGATGGCGGCACCACCTACTACGGCTTCCAAGCTGGGGATGCGATGGCATGAGCATTGCGAGGCTAATGCAGCAAGCGGCGGCTGGTGTGCCTACTGGCGGTGGGGTTGTCTGGACCGACCCTGACCTAGCTAATGCGTCTTATGACAGTGTTAGCTTTAGTGTGGCTGCTGAGGATGGTGTTCCTCTTGGGATGTTTTTCAAGCCTGACGGTGCAAAGGTATATATTCTTGGAGGTGCAGGTGATGAAGTAAACGAGTATGACCTAAGTGTAGCTTGGGATATTTCTACTGCATCTTTTAATCAAGTATTTGACGCCTCAGCACAAGGCATAGGGCCTAACGGCCTGTTCTTCAGTTCAGATGGAACAAAGATGTATATTCCCGAGGGAATAAACAGAGTTGTAAATGAATATAATTTAAGCACCGCTTGGGATGTGTCTACTGCGACTTACTCTCAAAACTTTTCTATCTCATCTCAAGACACAGCGCCGCAGGAATTGTTTTTCAAACCTGATGGCACAAAAATGTATCTTGTTGGTGGCGCAGGGGATGATGTAAATGAGTATAGCCTAAGCACAGCTTGGGATATCTCCACTGCATCTTATGTTCAAAATTTTAGTGTCTCCGCTCAGGAGGCAAACCCTCATTGCATTTTTTTCAACCCAGATGGGACCAAAATGTATATTGCGGGATCATCGGGCGATGACGTAAACGAATACAATCTGTCGTCTGGGTGGGATATTTCCACAGCCTCTTACGTTCAGAACTTCTCCGTTGCATCGCAAGAGACAAGCCCTAGAGGTTTGTTTTTCAAGTCTGACGGCTCCAAGATGTATATTGTTGGTGTTACTAACGACACCATCTACCAATACTCAACCGCCTAAGGAGCAACCATGCTGCTAGTCAAAACCGCAAACGGACAGGTAGAGCAATTCCCCTACACGCTCGGAGACCTTCGCCGTGATAACCCGCAGACCAGCTTCCCCAAGAAGATCGGTGATGCGATCCTCGCCAGCTACGGCATCTTCCATGTGATGCCTGACCCGCAGCCTGACCA